AGTGATCAGCCGCAAGAATGCCCCAGCCGATATAAGCCTCAGCGCGCAGGCAGACCTCGTTGTATCTCTTCAGGTCGCGGGAACGGCCGTCCGGATCGCCGTACTGGATGACCTCCAGCGGGATGTTGGCCGCATAGCCCCACTTGAAAGCGTTCTGGAAATCGCCTGCATAAACATGCACGGTGGTCGTGCCGGCCGCTGCCTTCATCGGGACGGTCGGGTTGACGTCGGAGCCCATGCCATAGAAAGCATTCGGGTTCTGGCCGAAACGGAACTCCGGATACTGGACAACGCCGTTGACCTTGATCTTGGACAGATCCGCACCAGCCGTCGGAGACATAGCGATACCGGTCACGATGCCGCCGTCAGCCTGGACAGCCTGGATCGCCGCGTCGATGTTGTCGTCGATAGATGCCGCCACATAGGTAACATCATTGCCAGTGGCAACACCGTCGAAAGAGTTGGTGCTCTGGAAGGTGGCCGCGGTCAGGTCTGCCGGGTTAAGGCCGTGGAAAGCAGCGATGTCGAGGCCGCGGGCGATCTTCTTGGCAAAGCCGTCTGCGAAGGTCTGCAGGGTCGGGATCCTTGCCTCATCGGAAGCACGGAGAAACTCATCGGAGACTCTCGCCTGATAGACGAACTTGATCGGTCTGATCACGACCGGGGTTGCGGTTGCGGTGTTCGCCGGCTTCGCGCCGCCCTCACCGACGATGGAAGCCTCGCCATCGAGGTTGAAAACAAACTCGGAAATGCCGTTGAACGGGATCGGGGTCTGTGCGGACAGCTTAGCCAGGGAGCTGTAACCGCGGACCTTGGAAAACATCTCGGAAACAAGAGTGGTCGGGAAATTGGTGGATGCGTTAAGAGTAGATGCGGGCATAGTAGTCCTCCTTAGATATTGTTGAGCGCCGCAGAGACGGAAGCCCATGCGGACGCCTCAGTGTTTTTGACATTGGGTTCGCTCGACCCGAGCGGAGCAGCCGGTCTGTTATTGCCGATCAGCTTGACCATCGCTTCAGCATCTGCCCGGATGGCCTTCTCATCGTCGCCGGTGAGGCGGCTTGCCATCTGATAGGGCAGGCCCATTTCAAGCGCCACCTTGGTTTTTACCGAGGCCGTCTCGTACTGGTGGAGCTGTGCGGTCAGGTCTGCGACTTTGGCGTCGTGACCCTTGATTGCTTCTGCCTGCTTCTGGATCTGCGCGGCAAGCTGGGCGTTCTGCTTCTTGAGATCGTCATAATCGGCGTACTTTTCCGCCGCCTGCTTCTCGGCGCGCTTAATGCGTTCGCCGATGACTTTGTCGAGCTGTTCCTGAGTTTCGATTACGGTAAAATCTGCCATTGTTTTTTCCTTTCCCGATTTCCGGTCGGTATCCGTAGGTATTAAAAAAGCACCCCGGTCGGGATGCCTTAATAACTGACTTGCTGTCGTTTTTTATCTGCCTTACTTTCAGAGCAAATCCAGTGAGCAAGGATCATGCTGTCGAGCAGTGCAATGTCTGCGCCGTCCAGTGTGGAACGGTAGCCTAAACCGCCATTAGAGCCGATTTTGCGGCGCTCGCAGTTGCTGATGACCTGCGTAACGGACGTCTGAGCCATGTGTTGAAACGTGCCCTGCTCCATCGCCATATCAAACACGCTGTTGGCCTTGATGATCTGCGGGACGGTAACGACCGCCGGACGCTTGACGCCTTCCTGCTTCATGACGTCCATGAGCACGTCCGTGCCGTTCTTCCCGTCGACCACCGCCTTTGCGATGTCCGCGCGCTCCATGAACTTGACTATCCATGCGACGCCGTTTCTGATCGGCTTGCAGTTGACCACCTCGCAGAAGATCTTGTTCTCTGCTGTCCGGGCGGCTACAGCCAGGGAGACGTTTTCGCCATCGATGCCGAACTTGATGCCGACGAACAGCTTGCTCGTCAGCTTTGGAAGCTTATCGGTCTGCAGCGCTTCCCACTCGTTTCGGCTGATTGCCGAGCGCTGATTGTACTTTATCCACAAGCCGAGCCGCTGGATGTTGAAATCCGTCTTATCCTCGCCGATCTCGGAGCGGATCGTGCGCTCCTTGAGGATGGTGCCGAGGCTCGGGTTGGTTTCATACCACAGATCTACATCATCAGCATTCGACATCTCCGGGACTGACCATTCCGCCCAGCCCGACTCGAACGATTCCGCCTGCAGGACGTGCCGGCGATAGTTAGGGAAGACCGTGCCGGCGGAGATTGCCGTGGGCGGAGTCCCGAACATAATGGTCTGCGGGTTGGCCGAGTCCGTGACAACGTACTTCAGCGCCGTCTCCTGCTCGGGCGTGTACTCCTGAGCCTCATCAATGATGAGCGTGTCGTAGCCTTCTCCGAGGCCGCCGGTGGAGGTTCTGGTGCGGAACTCAATGACGCCACCATCAGCGGTGTATAAGTGCTCCTTGCCGAATGCCCGGAAGGATGACTCGATCTCGATGTCGACCTTAGCGCAAAGCCTGCTCAGGCGCTCCCAGATGCTGTGTGCTGTACTTGCTCTGTGTGCTGTGTAAAGTATGCGCTCACCGTTCGCCAGTCCGTATATGCACCGCGCAAGGGCCATTTCCGACTTGCCGTTTCTGCGCGGGACACTATAGCCGAACTTCTGATGCACCCAGAGGCCGTCGTCGTTTACGGCCATGATGTCGTAGGTAAGCGCTACTTGCCACTCAAGCATTGTGTTTTCCGAGGCGTTGTAAAGCTCGACCGCCTCAGAGCCTTTTGTTTCTGTGTAAGGCAGGACAACGGACACCGTCGGGGTTTGTCTCCCGACCCTGTCCATGCTTTACACCTCCACGCTTGCCGGGTCCTTGTTCCGCATAAGCGTCACCTCCCTTAGATGTTGACCCAGCCGCCTCCGGACGAGACGGAGTGAGTCCTGCCAACGTGGTAATCTATTTCGCAGAGACAGCCGGGATGCCGTTCAAAGCACCCGGCGTCTTTTGCGTCCTTGTAGTTGTCCCATTCCCCGCATCGTTCGAGGCACCAAGCACAGTCCTCGGAATACTTCGTGCCGGCGCGGAGACCGACGTCCGAATACTTGCGAACGATACTGACCTCAAGCCCCATTTCCTCACGGGCTTCAGCGTTCCTGCGGATGGTCTCGTCGACCGCACCGATGGTCTTTTGCTTGATGAGGTTCTGGACAAAGCCCGGTTCGACAATCTTGCCGGCAAGCTCTTCCGCGATCCTGTCAGCGTCCGCCGGGTCGAACTCGGCGCGGAGCGTTCCGATACCGAGCTTGGCTTTCTGGTTCTGCCGGAACTGCGCTGTTGCGGCACCGACAGCAGAATCATCGTAGGCGCGCTTCAGAGCCGCCCTAAGGACGGAGGCAAGCTCTTCCTCGGCCACGTCCTCAAAGCTGTCTCCAAGGGCGTCAGCGAGCGCCTTGCCGAGCTTCTCGGCGTAGTTCTGCGCATCCGCAAAGGTATCAATGCCGCGGACTGCCTTCTTTCCTCTCGCATAGTTGCGGAGGATCACTTTCACATCATCCATATCAGATACCCGTCAGCTCGCGGAGCTTGGTCTCGTTGAAGTAGTCCGGGAAGGACGTCTGAATCTTCTGCACAGCATCGCCGATGCCACCCAGCGCGGAGGCGTCTGCCTCGAAGATGGGCGCCCACAGGATCCGCGTCCGTGCGAGCTGGTTCCGTGCATAGGGCTGACCGTCGCGGATGCAGGCGGCGAGGTATCCGGCATTCAGCAGACCGACGCCGAAAGTCCGCTGAGCCTTACGAGCGGTCAGGCGGAGCGTCTCATGCGCGGCCTTGATGGCTTCGGAGCTCGACGGGTTCTGACTCGGAAAGCCGAGGTCGTCGAGCGTCAGGCCGGTCTCGCCGGCAAACAGTCCGGCAAGCTGGCGGAGCTGTTCGGTGTGCGGCGTCTGCGGCGCGGTCTGAAACTGCCCGACAGCAGGCTTGTCGCCGTCATCGTCCTTGTCGATCCGGAGCATTGAGGACATGGTAACTTTCCACTTATCCATTTTTTCAGCGTTGGGATCCATACCGAGGATGTATTTCTGCGGATAGCTGTAGAACTCTGCGGAGATTTCCGAGCGCTTGACCGTGCGGACCGCACTGTCAACGATATCCATGCAGGCCCTGCTGATCCGTGCATGGCCGAACGGCCTTGTCGCATCCGGACGGTAGATCATCGGTACAAGCAGCGGATACGGAGCAACATTCCTGACCGTATACGGTTTCTTGCCCTTTTCAATGATCGTAGTCGCGCCGGGGATGAAGTACGCCTCGACAAGCGGATTGTCATACTCATCGAACTCGATCACGGCATAGCCTTCCTTGAGCATGTTCGTGACCGGATCAATAATGCCGGTGGCGTGTCTGCCGTCGATAACCCGCATCTGAGGGAAGCCGTCCGCGCCGGTTGTGATGTAGATGAAATCACATGCGCTGATCAGGGCGCCAAGGATGGAAGAATCGACCAGGACATCCTGATTGTTCAGCTCGTAGATATTGCCAAGCCCGTAAGCATCGTTTTCGAAGCCCTGGAACATCAGCCGGTCCGCCAGAGAGTCGACTGCCTTGGCACACCACCCGAGGACGCCCATCATGCCCATCAGATCCGGCGGCGTACTGATCCCGAAGTCCCGCGCCCGGTGCTTCATGTCGTAATAGCTGTACCGGAGCAGGACACGGCCTCTCTTGGCTATCAATTTGTTTCTGAGATATTCAATTCCTTTCAGTTCAGCCATAATCTTTGCTCCGTGTTCTATATGTGATAGTACCGTGTGTTTTTTTGTGCAGTGACGGCGGGCTGATTGCCAGAATGTACCCGGGGAGGGACTCACCCCGCCCCATATCTGTAATCCGCCCAAATGGCGTGTTGTTCCAGGATGTCATTGGGGAGGGTCTTGTCGGAGTCACCATCCACTTTGCGTGGTTCGATCAAACTGTCCGATTTCTGGCGGTTACAGCACCGGTGGGCCAGCTGGAGGTTACTGATGTCACTGGGGTGGCCTCCTTTACTGACCGGGATGATATGGTCGACCGTCGGGGAGAGCGGATGCGGCGCTTTGTATGAGAAGTCGACCGGCTTGCCGCAGATCCCGCAGATGGTCTGGGTCTTAAGTATCTTCTGCCGGGCGGCCTCGAATGCCCCACGGTTGCCCGGGGTACGGTCTGTTCGCATGATGTCCTCCAGGATAAATGAACAGGCCGCCTCAGATCTGAGAGACGGCCCTGTCGGTTATGGCAAGTCAGGGATGCTTGCCCGAGGTTCCAGCCCTGAAACCTCTTGTAGCAGATTATCACGGAATAACCTCCCGTGAAGTCGGTTCTTTACAGTTTCTGTGCCATGAAATAGTAGAACCGGCGGCGGCGTTCATAGTAAGCGTCACGCTCCAGCGGCATGCCTTCCTGATCATGCAGATACCAGAACGGTCGGTCTTCCGTCACGCCTTGGAGCAACCACCGATAGATATCCGGCGCGGCGTCGCGGACGGTATCCTCCAACTGTTTCATTTTGGCGTCGAGGTCTGCGAGCCGGATCGCGGCGGAGCTGGTCGGGTCGCTTATGCCGTTGCCGTGAGGCATGCCGTCATAGTTGACGCCACTGATTCCGAGAGACGCCCGGAGGATATTTATCTCGACCTTCCATTCCGGGTATTGCAGACAATGATG